TGGATATTTTCTAGTGATACTGATATGACACAATGGAAACCTATGTCAGGTCTTGTAATCACTCCATTAGACACTCATGTGGTGTCTAGTATCATAGGTCTTTATTTTGGTGGAAGTTTAGTTAGAAGATGAACAAGTTATACTTAGCATTACTTTTTACCATAGTCATTATATTAGGCTATTCAGTCAATGATGCATTATCAGATGTTACATCATCAGGTGCTACAACAACACAAAGTAATGTATCAGGAAGTAACACAAGTATTCAAGGTTATGAAGCAACTACCAACAATACCTATCAAGGACAGGTTACAAATTCCACAACAAATTCGACTAGCAATTCAACGAATCAAGAAACTGCTGTAAATAGTGCTACATCACCTTCAATGTCTATTTATGGGCAAGATAGTTGTGTAATTCCTCTGTCCATTGGAATGACTGTGATTGGATTTTCTACATCTATGGGTACTTATTACCATGATGAAAAATGTGAAAGAAGAAAAAAAGCAAAACTACTTAATGCTTTAGGTATGAAAGTTGCATCTATTGCTTTAATGTGCCAAGACAAAGATGTATGGCTTAGTATGAAAATGGCAGGCACAGTTTGCCCTGTCGATGGTCTCATAGGTGCAGAAGCAGAAAAAAGATGGCAGGAGTTAGGTAATGAGAAGTATTTTGATACTATTGCTAATACCAATAATAGCAAGTTCAGACACCACAGAAAATCTCCTTAATCAAAACTTTTACGATGGTAATAACTTTGCTAATGGTTGGTCAGGAACTAATGACCATAATCATGGAAACTCTATCGTTGCAGGTGTTGATGGAGAATACATAGAAAATAGCATCTCTTTACAAAACGATGCAGGGTTATCTAAAGGAATAATTAACAATGGATTTACATCTACAGCAGGTGCAGATATTTGGTTTTGGAATCAAATAGAACAAAACGTAGAGATAACACAAACTCTAGTAGATGATAATGGTAACGTAACTACACAAACTAAAACAATAAACAATGATGGTTGTTATTATTGTACACATAATGATTCAATTGTTATTGGCAGTAATAGTCAAGAAGATTATGACATAACAGTTAGATACACTTTTAATGAAAACAGCAATTCTACATATCATTATGGTGCTGATTTAAGAAATCCTACATTATTTATAGAATATGACCCTGTTGTTTTATCAACAGCACAAAAGACAGAAATCAATACAGCAGTAGAGAAAGTAGAAGAAATCGAAATAAAAGAATATAAGTTTGAAGAAATCAAAGTAGATATTGTTACAGAAGAAATAAAAATACAAGAAGTCAAATTTGAAGAAGAAATCAAACTTGAAGAAAAAGAGTTTATAGAAGAAACTATCGTGTTCAAACCTGAAGAAGTTATATTAGAGGAAGAAGTTGTCGAAGAACCAAAGGTTGAAGAAGTGTATGAAGAAATAGTCGAATCACCAATGGAGAATACAAATGAAACAGAAACTATCGAAGAAGAAAGAGATACAGAAGTGGCTCAAAGTACAGGAGATACTATCGAAGCAGAAGCAGAGCAAGACAACAGTCGGAGTGTTGAAATTACAGTAGAAGAAATATCTGCTAAGGTTGCTGAGAAGATAGAATCAGTTGATGAACAGTTAAAGGCAATACAATTCATCACAGCAAAGGTCATGCAAAGGAATGATATGATATCAAGTTATTCTCAGGTCAATGCTGAGATATTCAAGCAACCTGTTATAATTGATACTGATATCAATAGCTATTTGAATCAAACTTATGTAGATATAAGGGATATCTACAGCAATAACGTATACGAGGATAGACAAGATTGGACATCAAGGTAATAGGTGGTTTAGTAGCAATACTCTTTAGTTTCGGTGGTCTTTTCGTGCAAGTAGGCACAATTATGACAAGACTTGATAATGTAGAAGCAAGAAGTATTCCTGATATATCAAACGTAGAAAAAGAAATATCAATAATAAAAAAAGACATCGAGGAGTTGAAGGCTAAAAACAGCAATCCTTTGATGAGATGATTGACATAGCATTAGCATTGGCTTTGTTTCTAGCTGTTCTAGTTACATCTAATTCAGCTAGAATCAGAACTAAATGGTTCAAACCTGAGTTATCTATAATTGAGATATTGTTCGTAATCATAGTATCATATATCATAGTGCTACAAATTTAAGAGGTAATCATGGCAGGTCTTACAGTAACAACAGGAGAAACAGAATTTGCAATCACAAGTGCAGAAGTCAAGAATTGGTTAAGAATCGATGGTAGTGATGATGATACAGTTATATCAACATTGCTCAAAGCATCACATAATTGGGCTAAGAGATACACAGCAAGAAGTATTACAACCCAAACATTAAAGCTTTCAATAGATTCTGTTTATGATACCGATATACCTGTTAAAGAAGGAAACTATGTAGGTATAGACCAAGACATTACTCGTAGAAGTATTTTACTGCCACAATCACCTGTAGCATCTATATCAAGTGTTAAATACTATGATGATGCAGATACAGAAAGCACATTTGCATCTAGCAAATATTATTTAGATTCAGCAGGTGTTCCTGCAAGATTTGTTTTAAGAAATGGTGAAAGCTATCCAACAGGATTGAGAGTAGCCAATGCTTTAGAGATTACCTATGTAGCAGGTTATGGTGGTGCATCTGATGTGCCTGATGATATTAAACATGCTTGTCTTATTTATACAGCATGGTTATTTGAACACAGAGGTGATGGTGTAGAAAGAATGTCAGCACCTTATCAAGCAACACAATTACTACAACCTTATGTCATTAGACAATTCTCAACTAACCCTTATCGTGGCACAGCACATTATGGTGGTATGGTCTAATGTCTCTTATCGGAGAGATGAGAAATAGAATCAGTTTACAAACTCTAGGTGGTGTAACTGATGCAGGTGGTGGTCAAACAACTACACATTCTACTGCTACGACTGTATGGGCTAAAGCAGAGAATCTATCAGGTGGTGAAGGTATCTTTGGAGACCAACTTAGAGGAACATCTAATTATAGATTTACAATCAGATATTATTCTTCTTTAACAGAAAAATATAGAATCTCTTACAACTCAAAAACATTTAACATAACTCAGATTACTGATATTCAAGAAGGAAGAAGAAGATTTCAAGAAATACTAGCAACTGAAGGAGTAGCTACATGATATCTGTAAAAGTTGAATCTAACTTTGCTAAGAATGCTGAAGTAGTACTTAAAAAGTATCAAGTCAATGCATCAAGACATGTTAATCGTGTTTTAAATAATTTTAGGAGAGATATCACAATGAATATGAGAAATACTCCTAAGACAGGCAATGTATATCCGAGAGGTGATGGTCAACCACACACAGCATCATCTGAGGGAAATCCACCTGCAATAGATACAGGAAGATTGGTTAATAGCATACAAATTAAACCATCATCACCAACAATCAAACCTGTAGGTAAAGTATTTACTAATGTTGAATATTCACAAATGTTAGAACTTTATATGGACAGACCATTCATGGGTAAAGAATCTAAAGCATACCAACAAGCAAAAGCATTCTCTAGGAAAATGACTAAAGATATTAAGGTAAGCTGATGGGATATCATTCATTCGATTTACAATCAGCATTATATTCATTGTTATCAGGTGATAGCACACTTGATACTTTATTAGGTAATAATAAGATATTTGATTCTGTAGCACCACAAGATACAGCATATCCTTACGTTCTCATTGGTCTCGAAACAACCACAGATATAGGAACTAAGACTGTAGATGGTAATTTATACAACGTAGATATCGATGTTTGGTCTCAATATAGAGGTCAAAAAGAAATTAAGGAAATAATGGAAAGAATTTACAATTTAACCAATAATGTTACAATCTCTGTGTCAGGTGCTGATTCTGTTATGAGTTATGTCAATAGTGCAACAACTCTCGTAGAAGCAGATGGAATCACAAGACATGGTATAATTAATATTAATTTTACAATTTACGATAATTAAGAGGTAAACAAATGGCAGTACAAAAAGGTGCAGAGGTATTAGTCAAAGTTGGAGATGGTTCTTCACCTGAATCATTCACAACTATTGGTGGACTAAGAGATACTTCAATTTCAATCAACCAAGAAACAGTTGATGTAACAACTAAAGATTCATCTAGAGTTAGAGAACTTCTAGCACAAGGTGGTATAAAATCTTTTACAATTTCAGGTAGTGGTGTATTTGATGATTCAGCATCACATCAAACAGTATTAAGTGATTTTGATAGCAGTTCATTTACTAACTATCAATTCATAGTGCCTGATTACAATACGTTCACAGGTGCATTCCAAGTAACAGCTATTGAATATAGTGGTACTTACAATGATTCAGCTCAGTATTCTTTGACATTTGAATCAGCAGGTGCAGTAACTATAGCAACAGTCTAATATGTGGATTGATACAGAAGTAACTGTAAATAAAAAAAAGATTAATGCTAAAGTTAATCTAGGTTCTGACCAATCAGAAGTTGAACTGCCATTCTTTGATGGTTGGGATAACTTAGGTATTATGAAAATAGATAAGGAAAAATATCTCATCTTTAGTGCTACAAATGTTGGTGGTAGAGATGAGATAATCAGAATGAAAATTAAAAAGGAGAAAAGTCATGACAGTCAATTCGTTGAAAGCAGAGAAGATTCTTAATTTCAAAGACAAGACATACAAAGCTCGTATGTCTTTAGATACTATCATGAGAGTAGAAGAAGCATTAGGAACTTCTATTCTCAAAGTAGGTAATAAACTAGCTACAGCAGATATTACTTTATTAGATATCATAACTATTCTAACCCTTGCTATCAGAGCAGGTGGTAATGA